GACAGCCGGTTCGGTCTCGAAGATGGCCAGACCTGCACCCTGCCCGATGTTGAACCCTGCGTTCACAGAGTCAAACGCCGATGGCTTGATGGTGGCCTCGTCCTTGTACATCAGGCTGGCCTTGGCTTGGCCGAAGAACTCCAGCGTGGAGTTGTTCACTGCGTCCTCAACGCCCAGAACAATCATACGGGTAAACCCGAAGTTGGTCATGAGGTTCTGCACCTCCAGCAAGACCTTGATGCTCGACGCGCATGCGCTGGCGTCCGTGGACACGTAGTCCATGGGGCCAAACATGGAGGCGACTCGCCCAGCATAGATGTTGGTCAGGGTGACCAGCGGCAGTTTCAGCTTGAAGTGCAAACGGCCAACATCTTGGTGGTCATGGCGACCACGGATGCCCGCCCAGCCTTGGGAGCCTGCGGCCAAGATGAACCCAGTCTTGCCAGACGTAGGGTTTTCCCTAACATAGCTGATCAGCTTGGGGTCAAGGACTTTGTTGGCCAGCACGTGGGCTGGATAGACCAGCCCCGACTTGACGTTGTTGTAGGTTTCGGGGAACCAGTGGATGCGTTGGGGGAAGGGGTGATCTTCGATCACATCCGTGTGGGTTGTGCCTGCGCCGCGATGGTGTGTGAGGTAAATCATTTGACCCTCGCCAGTTCAGCTTTGACATCTTCTGGAGTGCGTGTTTTGTGCGCATCCAAGAAGGCTTGCAAGTCGGCAACAGTGGCCGCTTGCATTTCCCGCATCACGTCTTCCTCAATACCGTAGATTTCTCCAAGGTACATGGCAAGCATGATGGTGTCGAGGCTGTCCAATTTAAGATCAGGCAACTGATCATCCATGGATTTGGCGTGGCTCTCCTCAGCGGAGACAGGTTTGGCGAGTGTTACAACGCCGTTGAAAAGTTGAAGGAAGTCCATATTCGCACCTTTGTAAAGAGGGACGCATAGTATCCCTCACAGCGCGGCACGAATCAACGTCAAGCAGTGCGTTGTTACACGGCGCTACGCTGGAAGCGCAGACACAAAAGTCAGCGTAGCAACAACTGAAGCAGTCGATGGGCGCGTTGGGGATGTCGATGGCCCGTAGCATTCAAGTGTCAATTTCTCGTTGGTCGTAGACCACCAGATTTCCACGTACTGCCCAGCCGTCAACTGCACGTAGTAATTCCAGCCGATGATTGCGTGCCCGTCAACACCGCCGTGGCTACTGACAACAGCCACAAAGCCAGTGGAGCCAACCAGATCAGACCCGTTGACTCGCAGCCAGACTGAGGCATCGTGCTCGGTTGTGTCTGTGTTGTTGAACTGCGCAGACCACTGCAAGTTGTAGATGCCAGACTTTGCTGCGGTCATCTTTGTGGTGTCTGCGAGCGTCACACTGTTACTGAAATCCGTTGTGTTCATGTACATCGGAACCGCAGTGTTGGCAGCGGGTGACTGAATCTTGGTGACCGCCACGCCAGTTGAGTGGGCTGCGTTGGCTGAGCCCCTTGCGCCACGGGTGCATCCAGTGAAGGTTGTAGCCGTCGTACCGGTGTAGGTAATGACTTCGGACTCGATGCGAATTTGCCCAGCCGTTGGGAACCCAGTGGTGCTGACCACAGTGATTGTGGTGACCGAGTTGTTGATGCCGCCGTTGAGTGTGGTGTACGCAGTGTCAGAGAACGAGCCGTACGGGAGCCTCAGACCTGAGCCGTCAATCTGACCCGAGCCTGTGTTCAACTGATTTACGACGTCTTGCAGACGGTTGAAGTACAAGCGCAGGACGTTGTTCAACTGATCTTGGTAGATGCGGTCGTATTCGTCACGCGCTTGTGGCAGCGCAGGCGGTGCAATCTTTTGAAGCTCGAACTCGGTGGTGACAATGAAGCTCATCGACGGCCATCCTGACGCATGTCAATACGAGGTGCACCCAACTGCCAGTTCACACCCAATCCGGTGGACTCCACCTTGATGGACATCTGGCGACCACGCACCCGAGTGAAAATCTGCCCCGTGAATTCTTCGACCGGCAGCGCCGCAATCCGAGTGATCGTGGCAAAGCTCTCGTTGGCCACAGAGTGGTTGGCGTTTGTCGCAGGGTCAACGGTGTACCCAGAGCCTGAGTTCTTCAGAGGTAGCAGGTACATCGTGGCGCTTGGCGATTCGGCGGTTGAGCCCTCGAATGTCATGTCAGGCAACACACGCCACACGAACATAAAGTTGTGGCCGTCGTCCAAGTCAAACTGCGACGAAACAATCCATGACTCAATTGCCGCTGGGGTTGCCGTGGCGTTGTCGTCCAGACCTTGCTCGTGGTTCACGAGGTTGCTGAGGTACGTTGCAGCCAGCGGATAGTTGCGCAGACCGGAATCCAGCCATGCAGTGCGTGCCATGTTGCCGTAGTACCAGACGTTTTCGGCGTAGTTATAGACCACGTACTTGTCGATGTCGGTCGAGTTTGTAGAGCAGTAGAACCACCAGATTTCATTGAAACCTTCGTTGGTGCCTGCGCACACCTGTGCGTACTGCGCGGTGTTGATGTCCGAGAACACGTAGCGACGCAAGTCGCAGTTGAGCGTTTGCGTGCGACCGTCGTATTTGTAGAACTTGTCTTTGCCCATCCAATAGGACACGCCGTTGGCGTATGCCACGGCATTCTGGCCCACGATGGAGATGTTCTCGCCCACAATCTGCGCACCCCAGACGACAGGTGCGCCCACGTACTGGAGCGAATACAGCGAAGCGTCAGTCCACACCAAGACCTCTTGGCGAGACTGGTTGGCCGTGACGATCTCAGAGCCGCGAGACAAGCGCAGGAAGCCTGCTTGGTTGGTCGATGCGGGCGTCCAGTTGTAGGGGTCTTCTTGATCAGACCAGCGAATCAGCATCGGGTCAATCGTGGCCGAGCCGTAGTCGTTGCAACCAAACGCAAACACGAACCGGCTGATGTCAGACACCAGCAAGTAGTTCTGCTGCGTGGGCACGTCCGTGGCCCCAGCAAAGTCAGACAGCAAGTATGCGTTCGACAGGATACGGCAGTTGCCCACAGCAGCGCCAGTCACTTCAATCAACGCACCCCCGGGTGTTAGCGATATGTTGAACGAGGAACCCGATGCGTTGCGAACGTAGTACAACTCGCCCGGAATAATGCCCACCGGCAGCGTGGCCCCAGCATCAGGTGCAAAACGCAAGGGCGTGCCGTCAGCGTATTCGGCGGCGGCAGTGATCACTGTGGGGTTGGCAATCGTCGCCGCAAATGTGATAGGCGTGTACCCAGACGTGGCATCCCAGTAATAGATTGCGCCTTCACGGGGGCCGAAAATCAGGTCTTCACCGTAGTTTTGTTGGCTCCATAAACGGATGGCATCCGTAGACGCTTGGCCAATACCCCAAGGGCCAGCACCCCAAGGGCCAGCACCCCAACCCACCAGCGGCACCACATACGCAGGGCCGACGTTGATTTGATAGAGCGCGTACACAGTGCCACCGCCCACGGCATCCGACGTGGCGTTTGAAGACGCTGTAATGGTGTATGTGTTGGCCCCAGTGACTGTAATCTCGTACTGCCCAGAGATGGTCAACCCACCTACTGCGGACGCACCATAGAACGTCACATAGTCGCCGTCGATGTAGCCACCGTTGGCATCGGTCACTTCCACAATGGGAGAGCCAATAAATGTCTCGAACGGGTCGGTCAGTGTGACCTGATCGCGGAACGGTGTGATGTCGTTGTAGATACCACCGGCTTCAAGGTAGAACTTGACGTTGGTGCCCACGCCAATCAGGTTGATACCGCCAAGGGTCACCCAGTTCCACAAAGAACGGCAGACACCCAAGAAGGTTGCCGAGGAGATACGCTGCCAGCCACCGATCTTTTCGGGCGTGCCTTGACGAAAGCGAATCTTCTCGCTCTCATACCAGCCCCCTTCGTTGGTGTATCGCGTGTTCTCGCGGTTCACACCGGGCTTGAGCAGTATCTTCTTCAGTGGCATGTTAGGTCACCCGCACCCATTCAGGCTTCGTTGCCCCACGGCTGAAGTGCGGGCAGTCCACCAATTTTTTACCGTTGCCACCCCAAGAGTTCAGGGGGTGGAGTGATTCCCAGTAAGCACCCAGCGGGGCAAGGACAGCCTTGCTTCCCACGAGCTTACCGTCTTTGAAAATGTTGAAGTCCACCGCGAGGCGCTTCAAGTGCAGCGAGTCCATGGTCTGGCTACGGCCAGTCTTCATGTAAATCTCTTGCTGCTCGGGCGTGCGGTAGAGTTCGCCAGCAGTGAGCGTGAAGCCCTGCTCGGTGGCAAACTGAACCAGCTTGCACATGTCAAGAAGGAAAGCGGCTTGGTCGGCGACGAGGCTCATTTGGTACCTCCGTTTGTAAGCTGCTTGATGGTTTCATCCTTCTCTTTGGAGCCGCGAGTCGTGCCGAACTCAAAGGAATAGATGTTGTCCAGATACCCAAGGAAGCGGCCCAGCACGAGGGTGAAGATGCCTTTCACGTACTCGTTGATATTCTGGTCTTTCCAAACAATCCAGACCATTGCACCCACCATCACGACCGCCAAGAAGAACATGAGGTTGGCGCGGTTGTTGGTCATGCCGCGCTTGATAAACTCAACGTCACGGTCACGTGCGCTACCACGGTCTTTCACTTCCTCACGGAAGGATTCCAAGTCAATCTTGTTGTCCTCAATGCGCAGACGCAGGAGTTCTTCCTCGTGATCCATTTCGTATTGCTTGAGCTTCAGAGCATCGGCATCAGACAGGGGGCCGTCGAGCTTGACACCCGTCTTTTCTTCATCCCAGTCGTTGCCCTTGGGCATCACCGCAGTACCAATAAGGCTGAGCCCTTGCGAAAGCAGAGGTGCGAGAAGTGCAGGAATCGGCATGTCAGGCTCCTTTGGAGGCGGTGACTACATCGTCACCTTTGCTGACAGTAACTTTCTCACCTTCAACGGTGACCTTCATCGGCTGTTCTTGACGATCCAACCGGTCGAGCTTGTCGATGAGTTGCTTCATCACTT